TCATAGTTCATATAAGGAACTGATAAACCAAGACCTTGAAAGTAAGAAGTACAAGCTTCAAGAATCCCATATCTTTTGATCTCCCAGTCCTTAGATGCTATGAAATTATTCAACGCATAAGAAAAAGTTTCTTTTTCTGACCAGTGCGTGTTGTAATCATCTTCAAGACGTATGGCGTCTAAAATGATTGTCTTAAGTTCTGTCAAAATTGACCTCTTAATTGTTCTCTCTATATTACCATGGTAGAACAATAAAACAATCTTTTTATGTCAAAAATCAAAACTTTTATTAATGAATGTCAGGTTCAAAAGCTCGAACCCTACAAAACACTCCAAGACATACCTCAAAATGTCTGGGATTTAATCCTTAACGACTCTCTCAAAAATACTAACAAAGATATATATCAAACCCTTATGTTGACTAGGTTGACTATTTATAAGGATGAAAAGAAGGGTTAAACCTTCTTTTCTTTCAGCAACCCTTCAATATAAGACTGTTTCACAATCTTCCATTCTTTAGGATCCCAAGACCATTCCTTATTGTAAGTCTGTGTAATATGTTTCTCTGTAGTGGGAGATGTAGACCCCTTTAGATAGTTCTTGGATCGTACAATATCGCCATTAGATAGCTTTGCAGCTACTGGCGTAATGTAGCTATAAAGGATCTCTAAATCGTCAACTTTTAAAATTTGGCGATTTGCTCCAAGTGGTTTAAGTTCTAACATGATAATTTTTTAAAATAAAGAATAAGAGAATCAAGCCCTATATTTTAGGGCTTGTTTATTAGTTCTTGCCTTAATGCTATTTCAGTTGTTTTAAGTTCTAAAATAGTCTTAATTAGACAATTGTAGGCTTTATCATTAATTGAAGTATTAGACAATAAAGCCCTGAAAGTTGACGCATTATCTAAACCAAGATTTAACCCAACTGTTTTAAGTTGAGTTAATTCTTGATCGTTTAGCGTTACTTTTATTTGGTGTTTTCTACTCATTTAATAAGCCCTAATGAGTCTTAAAAAGTAATAAAGTAGAATAATGAAAGCTAGTAAGGTAATAAAACTACCCATAAACAACCTCTTTAAATGTTGCAATTTGAAGGATTACATCACACGCCTCTGCGTCTAAATGGCAAGCATCGTATTTATTATTGATAAAATCCTTAACCATTAATGCAGCGTTTGTTTCTACTGGATAAGTAAAAAGTGTTGCAACTGCTTTTTCAATATCAAGGCCCGTGATGTTGTGGGTTTCTTCTGGGTCGTCTTGATCTTCATTACATTCTTCTACACTGATTAAAGTTTTTTCAACTGGTAACTCTTGATTAATTTGATACCTGAGATCAGAGCACCAATAATAAGAGTCAGCAGTTAGAAGAATACTCTCTAAGTTTTCATGACTTAGAGTTATTTCTTTTTGAATCGTGGCTGTCATGATAATTTTTAAAATAAGAATGAAAGAACCCTAGAACCCGTAAGCTCTAGGGCGTTTTTTTTTAACCGTTTGCTTTCTCTTCTGCTTCCCTTTCTTTGATCTTCTCAGCAACATTGTTTAATGTCTTTTGAATCTCAGTAAGGAAAGCTAACCGACTTTCTGAATGGCTATAAGAAAGATTACTTATAGTACTTAGGAAAGCCTTCTGAAGATCAGAGGTAGCTAGTTCAATCTTGAACTCGTCACCAGTCTTGGAGCAGATAGCTGTTATGCTGTCAGGTCTCCAGCTTGCAATCTCGATATTAAGACTGTCACCAGAGGCGAGCTTAATAATAGTCTCGTGTCTTGTTGACTGTGTAGCCATGATAATAGAAAGAAATTTAAGTGAACTTTTGAACCTATGAGGCATAGTTTTTATCCATGTAGCTATAGCAACCCCTTGGAGTGATGGCACAGTACTAGGCGTACTATGTCCTCACATCTCAGAGAGTGCTTGGCCCGTTTAATAGGGCTTTGCTATCGCTGGCTTATGCGGTTATCTAGGTTCTTTATAGTGATAGCGTAGTGGGAATACTTAGTACTCCCTCCCCATCTCTATGTATTAATTGTACCATGGCCTCCTAGAACTTACAAGCAAGAAAGATACAAACTGATGTAACAAATGTGGGGGGTGGGTTGTAACATTTGGCACATTGTACCCACTTCCCCTGAACCTAAATATATATCTGAAACTAAGTTCTACGTGGCTATGATAAGTCTTCTTTAGCTTCTACTTTTATAGAAAGTTCAGGTGCTTGAATACTTACATGTTCTACACTTTCGCCAATAACCCGTCCAATTGAATCCAATACTTGAGCAGCAGTTTGTAACTGTCCTTTTCTGATAGCTTTTTCATAAAGTCTGAGTCGAGCAGCTTGTAAACGAGATAACATATTCTCTCTATCTTTTTGCCAGTCTTCTTCATTCCACTGATTAACCTTTCTCCAATCCACCCAAGCTGTTGGAATAGAAATCCCTTCTTTTGAAGCGTGATCCAACACTAACTGTCTAGCGGGGAGACCTTCAAGTTGTCTTTTATAGAGTCGCTGCTGTCTTAATTCCAAAGCAGCCTTAGAACTGCGCCCAGTACCAACTAATTTCCTCTGTTCCTTTCTTTCTGGGACGTTATCGTTATCAAAATTGTTAATACATGAATCGGTCACGGACGCAACTCAAAAAGGTCATTGATAAAATAATAACCTTTTAAACGACTTTTGTAGTAAAAATAGGGGGGTATAAGTACAAAAAAGGGTTAAATTAACAGTTATGAGTGTAAAAACAGCACCAGAAATAAATCTAAGATGGGCGCAAGGTCAAGTATTTAACAATGAAAAACGCTTTAGAGTTTTAGTAGCAGGTCGAAGATTTGGTAAGAGTTATTTAAGTTGTATCGAGCTTCTTCGTGGAGCGATCAATCGTCCAGGCGAGACATTCTTCTATTGTGCGCCAACATATCGGATGGCAAAAGATATTGCGTGGAAGGCATTAAAGAAATTAGTTCCGAAGGTATGGATACAAAGTAAAAATGAGACTGATTTAAGACTGGATTTAGTTAATGGGTCGAGTATTGAATTAAAGGGTACTGAAAATGCAATGGCCTTGAGGGGTCGAAGTTTAGCGGGGGTAGTGTTAGATGAGGCTGCATTCATGGATTCGGAGGTATGGTTTGAGGTCATTAGACCTGCATTAGCCGATAAACAAGGTTGGGCATTATTTATTAGTACTCCTGATGGTACAGCTAGTTGGTTTTATGATTTGTGGTGTTATGTAGCGAGCGATCCAACTGAAGAATGGAAACGGTGGTGTTACACCACTATTGAGGGGGGTAACGTACCAAAGCATGAAATTGAAGCAGCTAGGGCGCAATTAGATGAGAGAACATTTAGGCAAGAATTTGAAGCAAGTTTTGAGAATTTAACTGGGTTAGTTGCTGTTAGTTTTGGAGATGCAAACATTTCAACTGATGCGAAAGATATTAGTGTTGCGCCAATACTTTTAGGAGTTGACTTTAACGTAGATCCGATGTCAGGGGTCTGCGCTGTTAAAGATGGGGAAAACTTGTATGTGTTTGACGAAATCATGCTCACAGGTGGGGCAACCACATGGGACTTTGCAGAAGAAGTCACTCGCAGATATGGGGTAGATCGAAGAGTAATAGCATGTCCTGACCCTACAGGTGGAGCCAGGAAAACGAGTGGAGTTGGTGCGACTGATCATAGTATTTTAAGGAGGAGTGGATTTAATGTTTCAAGTCCGAAAGCACCGTGGAACGTTTATTCACCCAAGATGTAAACAGTTAATTAAGTCTTTAAGGACGTTGACTTATGCACCGAATACGGGTCTACCTAATAAAAACCTTGGTGTTGATCATGCTTTTGACGCTTTCGGGTATTTATGTTTACAACAGTTCAATTTGGCAAAACCTGAAACTTTAGGGCAGACTGGTTACAGAATTTACTAGGAAAAATGAAAAAGTCTGCTGGAACAAAGAGATGTGAGGGATATTTAGCTAAGGTAAAGGGAAAGAAGAAGTCGAAGAAGGCTTCTGCTAAAAAAACTAAAGGGAAGTAACCATGTCACTTACTGAAGAACAGTTAGATGCGATTGAAGCAGTAAAGGGGAAGAGAAATCCTGCTTTATTTGATCCAAGATGTCAGCAATATATAGATAAAAAATCAAAACCTTCTAAGAAAAACGCTGTAAAAGTAGAGAGTACAAGTTAGACTATTAAAGATAGTCTTTTATTATTCTAGATCATGGCTTTCTATCGTGGCGAAGAAGGCTCCGTAAAGTTTAAGAACGCAACAGGAACAACTGCTGCTATTGCGTCTACAACAGGATGGAGTCTTAGTGTTTCCAAGGACACTCTTGATTGCACTGCACATGGAGCAACTTCTCGTAGTTATGTTGGGTCTTTGATTTCTGGTACTGGATCTGTTGATTTTCTATATACAGCTTCTTCAGGTGACGAAACTTCTGAGTTGTTAACTGATATTTTGACAACAGAAGATGCTGGAGATGCTCAATTCGAGTTATATCTAGATACTTCAGGTTCTAAGAAGGTGAGCTTCAACGGAATTGTTACAAGTGCTGATTTTGGTGCTTCTGTAGGTGATCTTCAGTCAATTTCTGTAAGTTTCCAAACATCTGGAGCAATTACTTCTGCTGCTTAAGTTGGGGCCATTTATTAAAAGGAAAGATTTGTGACGTACTCCGTTCCTGGCCCAATTCGTACCAATATTACAAGTTCTACCAGTGTAGGTGGTTCTGATAGTCCATTTACTCGTACTCGTGCGGTGATGGATATGGTAAAGGGGTGGGAAATTATGAAGGCCGTCACGAATGGAACTGAATATTTAAGAGATAATGCGGAAGCTTTTCTTCCTCTTGAGCCACGGGAGGATTACACAGCTTATTTATCTAGGGTAAATCGAGCAGTATTTTCACCATATACGCAGCGATTAATTAGAGCAGCGACAGGTTTAATAATGAGAAAGCCTATTACTTTGATAGGTGATTCATATTGGACTGATGTATTTGCTAAGGATGTTGATGGTTGTGGATCGGATTTAGATGAATATGCGAGAAGGGTACTTATTTGTTCTTTGACTTATGGTCAAAGTCATATTTTAGTTG